AGAGTATTTCTCTCTCGCCCAATTATAACAAACAAACTTGGTATAACTAAAAATTATACAACAAAAATAAAAAAAGAGCTTAAAGCTCTTTATTCTGATGTTGGTTCTTGTACATAATAGCTTGCATATTGGCCCCATGGATTATTTCCTACATTAAATTTAGAAACAACTCTTTTATAAAAAAATGTAAAGTTTCCTGTTGGTTGTAATGTATCTGTATTATAAGTTGTTGCACCTGTTGTTCTATTTAAACCAACTTGAATTAATTCTTGTTCCTTACCATAGGAAGAATTAGATGTTTTTAAAACAAAATTTCCACCTGTTACATATGTTGGTTTACCTTCTACATCAGCATCACCTAAAAATCCAAAGTTACCTTCAGGACAATAATCTAAATTATATGTCCATTTTGGTGACGTATAATCATCGGCATATACTAATTTAGTATTGAAAGGACATATACCATCACCGCCTAAAGATATTTTAGCGGTATTTTGGTCATTTCCTATATAACCATTTATAATTAATGAGCTATTATTTTTAGCAGTTCCTGTTAATCCTGTAAAATCCCATATTTTATATGATGTTCTTAGAGTTTCTGGTATAAATGATGTATTTATTAATCCATACATAAAATCTATAAAATAATTAAATACACCTGTTGAAACATTAAACATACTATTAAAAGCAATTCCTGTTTCATATGTATCAACTATTAGGTTATTAATATGATTTTTCTGATTTGAAATTAATATCATTTTAGAACCATTCCATAAATCACTATTTACTAACCAACAATGAATTGTTCCAAATGAATTATCACCACCATGAATTTCAACACCATATTTAGTATTAATTGAAGTAATATTATTATATATATCGTCAGAACCGCCAACATATACACCGGTTGATGTATTTGTTCCGTTTTCTGTATCATACATTGTTTGAATATCAAACGTATTTTCAGCATGACCTTTTGTATTATCATATCTTGTATAAACACCGTATACTTCACAGTTTTTAGCTGTTAAAACTAATTTTGCCCAATGCAATTTATCAGTTCTAATTCCTGTTAAAGCTTTTTTATCACCGTCAACATTTATTTTAAATACTAAATTTTTTGGATAATTATTTGCAAAGCTTCCAGTTGGTATTGTTAAATTTTTATTTATATGTACTATACAGTCTAGTGCAGTACCAGCTTTTAACCATGCATTATTAGACATTGTAACATTTCCGATAGTGTCAATTTCATTATTTACTGTATAAATACCATCAGGAAAATACAATCCTGTTGTATTATGATTAGCTAAATAATTATTAATTATAGTTGAATTATCAGTACCATCAGTTTTACATCCTATTTGTTTAGCATTAACTGGAAAATCTTTTATTAATTCAGCTATTAATTGATTAGATGAATCACCAATTTCAATAATAGTAGCATTATCAACTATATCATCATTTGTAATTGTTCTTATTTTATATAGTGCTTTTCCACCATCATTTTTAGAGTAATATCCCAAAGTTTCAGCATAACTTCCATCTATTAAATTAGTTGATGACTTCATACTTGCAACATTATCAAAACCAAAAACAGCTTTAGAATTTAAATAATCAGCAATAATTTCTTGAAGTGTACCAGCTTCTACCATTGCATCTAATTTATTATTTATTTCTTCTTGTACATCTAGATTATCAAAGTAGTTATTCATAAAATCTTCTAGGTTTTGTACTTTATTATCAACAGAATTTTCAAATTCTTCCATTGCATTATTTATATATGTTTGTAGTTCAGTGTATAAATTTTGAATTTCTTCTAATCCTTCATTAACATTATTAATATCAGGTACAATAGTTTCGTTTAAGTATTCAAGCAAAGCACATAGACATTCGTAATAAGACATTGATTCATCAAAAGCTAGAGGCAAAGTTTTAGCAATATATTTAGTAAATATTCCTGTTACAGTTCGAGGCTGTATAGTAGGTTGATTATTAATAGGTTCATAATTATTGATTGCCATTTTATCATCTCCTTTTTAAAATATACCCATAAATAAGTCTTGAAGCTCATTTATGATTAGCATATCAATATTTTCAAATTTGTTAAGTACATTATCATACAATTTTTCATATACATCAGCACTATATTTTTTACCATTACTTCCTATAATAGTTTTTACATAATCTTCTGTACCAGTTCTAGCTTCATCACGAGAAGCACTAGAAGTATTAGATAAACTAGTATTATTAGTACTTGATGATGTATCAGTTACAGTACTAGACTGTGAATTATTATCCAAAGTAAAGTTTGTAGCATAAACACTCCCACTTCCTAGAGTTTCCATACTAATTGAGCCATGAGGAGTATCTTGATAAAGATTTTTATTATTAGCACTACTAGATCCAGTTTGAGTACCAGTACCAGATTGAGTATTGTTATTAGTTTCAGAGATAGTACCACTATCATCTCTATCTAATCTAGCAGATGTATCTTTATCCATAGTTTCAGTTAGATTAACATTATCATATACGTTTTGAGTAGGAAATAAATTTTCTACTGTATACATCTTATTATATTTAGGCATAATAAGTTGCATACGTGCATTGAGTAGCTTTTTAAATAAAGCTGCTGTTTCTACTCCTATTTCAGATTCATAATAGTAGTTAAGGATATTTTGATTTAAAGTATTTCTATAATTTTCATCAAATATAGGATAACTTGTAAGTCCAAAATTGAAATTATTATCAATTAGAGTTTTGATTGTTATCGTATACTTCGCCATCTTTTTCATCCTCCTTTACTAAAGGTTCTCTAGTTTCAGCAAGTAGTTCAAGTACATCTTTATTAAGTTCTACTTTAATATTAAGTCCATATTTTTCATTTATTTTATCGGCTGCAATTTTTCTAGTTTTATAGAAGCAGTTAAGATAATAATTAATTAATTGATCATTTGATTCTACTTCACTAGTTATAAGTCTTTCCTTTTTAGAAGTATTAGCATTATTAATACCTAAGAAAGTCATGCAGTCGTTCCATAAATTATGTTTATGTTCTTCTAGTTTATCTACTATAAATGGTGCATCTGTTCTTAAAACATTTAATTTATTAGATAAATCAAATCTTTTATTACCATATATAACAGGCATATTACCTGAGTAATTCATATAAACATTTCTTAAAGTAAGCAATGTATTTTTATCACCTTCAATTAAAACAGGAGTTTTTTGAGCTTGAAGGTTTACATCAGCAGTACGTTCAGTTTCGTATAAACGAGCTGCGAAAAGTGTTAATGTATCTTTTGTAGGTTTTTGTATCTCATTATTCATAATGTATACTACATCATCAAAATCATATATCTTATTATACCCAGTGGAAAAGGCATTTACTTTAATAGGTAGATAATAGATATTTAATTTACCTGCTGGAGTTACATTAAGTGCCATCAGTCCAAGATCTTCATCTTTAACTACACAAGCTTTTCCATATCTATAAAGAGATTCCTCTAAGAATCTTGAAGCACCAAAGCCACAAGCTTCATCAAGTCCATCCCAATTAAATAGAGAAACAGCTAACATATGTAGTCTATCTTCATAGTCTATAGCCGTAGCATTATTTAATAACATAGATAGTTCTGTATCTGTTATTCCTTTCATTATTTAATCTCCTTTCTATACAATAGAGTTAGTTAATGAATAATTATAAATATTAGAAGGATTATGCCAAAAAGTAATTCCATGATTACAAGCACTTCTAATTACTTCTAAATCTTCTTGTGGTATATCACCATCAGCATTACAATCAATAGTTTTAATAAAGTTCCACTGGCTTCTACCAGTTACGTTTGGTACTTTTACTCTATTTACTTTATAACCAAACATTGAAAAGTATTCATCTATAATACGTGCAAATTCACTTCTTATTGTCATTTTATGAAGAGGAAGCCTCATATCTCCATTAGAGAAAGTAACATCACCTGAGTTAGTATTTCCTTCTGCTTGAGGTGGTACTAAGCTATGTTCATAAATTTGATTTAAAGTAGAAGCTATTGTTCCTACTCCACCAGCTATCATACCTCCACCACCAAGTAGTCCACCAACTCCAGAAGTAGCAGCAGTTATAGCTGCACCTCCAACGATTGAAGCAGCACCACTAAATAATTTAAGAGGTATATTAACACCCTGAGAAGTAAGCCAGTTTGTATAAACATCAGTTACCCATGAGCAGACTGGATATTTTGTACCAGTTATTCCATAATCCCATGATCTTGATGTATTAGAATCAGCAAGTTTTTTATAGTTTTGAGGATAACATCTTATTGAGCAACCAGGAGTAAGTGATCCAACAGTATCAAATACAGCTGTATTATCAATAAAATCTTCATATCTAAAATCAACACTAGAGCCAACATTATTAGTTATATAAAAGTAAGAATAAGGCCAGGTATGAAGCTTATTATTTTTAGGAGTATAGCCATTTAAAGTACTTGGATGAGTTATTCCAGTAACATGAGCTAATTGTTTTGAAGATAGGCTTTTCGGTGCTGGTGATAAATATGTAGTTTTATGAGATTCATGTCCATCATCATCTTTTATATTTTCAATAGTTTGAAAATTTAAATCAGCAGCATCAAACATTGTTTGAGGTACTAAGTAAATTGCAACGATAGCATCAGCTTTATCTAATACATCATAAGCACGTATAAAATTAGTAACAGCCTGAGCATCATCACCATTAAATACTAATATAGGAGTTCCTGAGTATACACCATTATAATATATGTTATTAATATTGTAAGGAATTGTTGGAGATAGCCAAGAAACAGCAACACATATATAGCAAGTATTACCACCAGGGAATAAATCTACCCAAGTATCACATACATAACCACCAAGCTCAACATTTTCTGGAACAGTATTAACACCTACACCATCATTATTAACGTGTTCTCTTTCAACAAAGCAACGATTCCACTCAATTTGAAAATACCAAGTTTGAAATACATCTGTGTGAAAGAATATTCTAGTACAATTTTCATTAACGTATTCTAATCTATCAATAAAACAATAAAATCTTTTATTAGAAAATCCAGTATTTGTATAGTACATATAATTATATTGAATTAATGTATCAATAGGTTCATCAACTTCTACAGCACCATCTTTTCTAACATAAGCATAGTTATTATTTCCAATAGTTTTAGTAGTTAAGCCATTAAAGTAAGTAGTTTGATTAGAAAGACTGGAAAAGGTGAAAGTATTTTTATAATCAGCTTCTAATTTGCATTTTACTAATTTTATACTAGATTGAGGTTCAACATTTATAGCCATTTATATCTTTCCTTTCTATTAAAAATAAGGATAGGGAATTTCCCTATCCCTAAATTTAAGGATTAATTAAGCTTGTACAGTAACATCAGCAGTAGTTGTTTTACCATTATCAGCAACAGCAGTTAATTCTCCTGTACCAGTAGCCTTAGGATATAACTTAATAGATGTATTAGATATTTTTTCTACTGTAAATACATCTTCATCACTTGATATGAAATCAATATCAGAAGTAGCACCGTTAGGAGTTAATGTAACAGTAACAGCTTTACCAGTAGTAGCTTCATCACTTAAATCTAAAGTTTGATCACTAATTGAAATAGCAGTAACAGGGCTTGAAGCAGCAGTAGCTAAAATAACAGCATTAGCAAATGGAGAAATTGCGAATGTATCCCATGCATGTAAGTAGAAATTCCAACTCATAGTACGTGCATTGTAGAATTCATCAAATCTAAATTGATTATTATATATTTGTAAGAAAGCTTCATCACATAAGCAACCTAAAATTTTAGAATCACCGAAATCATCAACAACAATTACTCTTCCTAAGAAATCTGCTTTATCCATATTAAATGCAGCAGCTAAAACTTCAACATCAATTTCAGCCATAACAGCAGCATTAATTAATAATACTATTCTTGATTCATCAGTCCATGTAGTAACTGGAGTAGAGCTTCCACTCATTTTAGAATAAGCATTATATAAAGTAGAAGGGAATTTCATTTTTGTATAAATTTCACGTAATTTTTTAACAAGTGCTTTATCATCAGCTTCTGAATCAGGGGCATCAACAACTTGTACGATTGCTTTATTATTATCATAAGCACCACGTATTAATTGTTTAGTATATTTAAATTCATCAATATAATCACCATTATATAATGAGTTTACTAAACTAGAAATATATTGTTCAAATCTATCCCATGAAACAAATGCACCTTGTAATCCTTCTCTTGAAACGGTTACAGTATAAAGGTCTTTACGATTTCTTCTATAATAAGCAACATGAGTATCTGGATCAGTTATAGTAAGTAATTTAGCCATAGCAGTATTTGAAAATTCATAATCTTCAGCAGTAGCAGGATTAGTGAATATCTCTTGAATATCAGTTCCTAGTGGAACAGCACCTTTTTTAAACATTGCTAGAGGGTTATTGAATACTTTATTTTGTACCATTGTAAAACCGATTCTGTTAATTAAATTTGAAACAAATTCATTTAACATAGGAGTATAACTTTGGTCAAATAAAATATTAGCTAGAGTTGCTATGTTTTCAGAAGTTGCAGTAGGTACTACATCTTGAAAACCAGCACTAGAATTTTGTCTTATGTAATTAAAGACTGAAACACCATTTGCCATTATCTAAAACCACCTTTCTCATCTATGATTTCATCTATAGAGATTTTCTTTTCTTTTGGAATTCTATCATCTACAGATGTAGGCTCAGGATCATTAAATCCAATTTTTTGAAATAATCTTCCATTAGTTTTTAAAAGTTCTTCATTAGTAGCTTTTAATTTGTTATTATCGCTATAAGCTTCTTCTCTTGAATCATATAATTCATTAAAAGCAGCAATAGCACCAAGAAAATCTTCTGAATTTAGTGCAGAAGCTTCTTCACCAATACTAGTTCTTATTTTTCCGATTAAATCATTAAAACCTTCTTTGTTCATAGAGTTCTCCTTTCTATTTTATATTATAGTATTTAATAAAATAAAAGTCAATTTTATATTGACTTTTATCGATATTTGTTTCTCAGTTTTCTAGCATATAATACCCATGGAAATTTACTTTTTACTATAGTACCACCAGATGGAGTAGGAGGAGTCGGAGTATCGCCATACTCTACCCAATCATAGCCTCCACCTCTATATATAACAGTGTCATCTACATAACATCCTTTATATATATGTATTGAATTGTTTAACTGTCCACTCCATGGGGCTGTATATCTTCCAGTTGCAATATTATAGTGTAAGTGATCTCCTGTAACATTACCATTAGTTCCAGTATGTCCGATTAAATCACCTTGATTAAAATGATCACCTATTTGTCTTGGAGTATTATCATGTCCTATTTGAAAGCTTATAACTGTAGGAAAAGGTATACCAGGTATATGCACTAAATCATCAGACGTGAATACTTGCCAATCGCCAGATGAAGAACGTGCTACACACGTACATGAGCAAGGGGCATATAAAGGACAACGATATTGTCTAACAACATTACCACTACCATTGTACTGAGCACCTTGAAAGTCCATACAATACCCTTGATGTTCTCCCTGTGTCATCCACATTATTTCAAGTGGAAATAACATAACTTCTTTACCATCAGCAGCAACTTTTCTTTCACCAGCTAACATATTAATCACCTATTTCATAAGTATTTACTAGAAGTATAGTATTTACGTACTTTATCTATAAGAGCAAAGCTGCCATCTTTTTCATATAATGGAACAGTTTGTCCATTATAAAGGCCTATCTCTTTAACTACACTAGATTCATTAAAATCTTTTTTGTTATGTACTAGTAGTGGCTCAGAAGGAATATTTCTTACAATCTTAGCTTGAATAATTTTTAATTTATCTTTACTGTAACCTGAGATTGTTTGGTTAGGATAACGTACTAAATATTTTAAAGGATCTAAGAAATTCTTTTTCTTTTTATAATCTAATTTTCCTTTATAAAGTCCATAATGCAAATGGTTTCCGTTACATTTACCACTAGCCCCCATTTTTGCGATAACTTCTCCAGTACCTACAATTTGATGTAGTTTTACTTTTATACTTCCTTTTTTTAAGTGTCCAAATTCACTTGTTAAATTTAGTTCTTTAGAATATATATGTACAACATAGCCCCCAGAATTTTGATATTTGATGTATATAACTTCTCCTTTAAATGGATTAATTATATCTTGATTTAATGAATTTTTATCTAATCTTGAATCCCATCCTAAATCTAAGCCCATATGACTTTCAGTTTTTTCTTGTCTTATATTTATGATGTTTACAGGATAACAATATAAATCCAATATGATCACTCCTTAATTTTTAATTTATCTTCTAGTTTATCAATTCTTTCAGATAATTGTATTAGTGTTTTAGATATTTCTTCTAAAGTTTCATTAGCTCTACTTTGATATTTAAAAATAAATACCATTAATGCAATAAAAGAAGCAAATCCCAAGCCATTTTGAGCAGCTACTTCAACAAATTCCATACATAACCCTCCTTTTACTTTACTTTATTATATGCTATTTTTTACGTACAGTAAAGTAATCAGGATGAAGTACTATTCCACCTTTTACATGAAGTGGAATCATTTTTCCATAGTATTTAGAGCCAACTTTAAAGTTATCAAAATCAACCATCCCTGAGCAATTTTTAGGAAGTCCTGCAACAGTACAGTTTAATCTTCCTTCTGGAGAAAGTTCTATATAACTTTTAGCACGTAGATATTTTCCTTTAATATATTGTGATTCTAATTTCCAAGCACCAAGTCTATAATCATCTATATCAACAAATTTTTTTAATATTTCAGTATCTGTAAAAGTTGTGTGAATCGAATCAGTATCCGAGTATACATATTTATCCTCCCCATAGTTTTCGATAGAATATGTTTTTATTGCTTGAGATGTAGTTATAGTTTTTAATCGTGCATAGCTAGTTATAAATGAAGCCATAGGAATATAAATCGGTTCTCTAGTTTCTCTATCATAAAATTTATAAGTAACAATACCATCTTCATTGAGTTCAGGATATTTACTTCTTATATCTGGATTCAGCCCGAATTTGCCATATAAAGAGTTAAGCATAAGCTTAGCTATACGATACATAGCACCATTATTATCTTTTTTAGATTGTATTTTAACATTTATCCATTTATCTATATAAGTTTTAAACAACCCTTTTATCCCTTTAAATTTCCATCCATTATGATAAGTAATATAATGTACATCATATTGTTTTAAGAAAAGTTCTAAATCAACACTAGTAAGAGTTAGAGTTACTATATCCCCTTCGGTGGTGGTTATATATTCTGTTGGGATGAAATTAGTATTATTTTTTAGCTGCACTGTAGGAATATGATTCTCTTTAATATCAAATGCAGCAGAAATAGTTTGAATATATAGAGGATATAGTTTATCTTCTTCATATTTTCCGTCAAAAAATAAAGGTTCACCAAATGGTAGTAATTCATTATACATTACAGAAGGATATAATGAATTTACATCTAGTACCCATCCAGCACCTGTAGTTTTTTCTTTATAACAATCATTAAGATAAGTAAATCCACCTCTATAGGATTTACGTATATCTTTATCTATTTCATAAGGAAGTATTGGAAAGTAATGTTTAAAATTAGATATAATGTTTTTATAATCTGCGAGAGCATCCCCACCTATAGTCATTTTCTTTAGATTATTTTGGAACATATAATCTAAAGCACGTGCCATAATCTCAACATCATTTCTTATATAATCAATTTCATGCTGAGTAAGTACGTGTCCGACTTCTCTATAGCTTTCATAATCAAGTTCTAATTTTCTAATAGGTAGATTAAAATCTTTAGCTATTTGTTCTACACTAAAATTAAGTATTTTAAGTGAATCAAAAATTGTTACTTTATTTACGTGTTTAGGATTATGAGTATCAAAAAATATTTCAATAGAATATATTTGATTCATATCAGAAATTAATGTAGTAAATGTTTTATCTTGTCGTTCTTTTTTATCTTTTATTACAGTATATCCATTATTAAGTAGATAATTAAAAATAAATTCAGAATCAAATTTTAAATTATGAAAATATAAAGTGTAGTTTACTTTTGGATCACTACACCATTTAATAAAATCATCAATATTATTTCCATAAATAAAATTACTAGGATTTCCAATTTCGCATAATGAGTAAGCCCATACTCTACAGTCATTTATATCTGTAGTAGTTTCAAAATCGGCTGCAAATTTTTTACTCATGCACTAGCAGTAGCATTTTTTAATATATCATCAATATTTTCTTTTAATGCACCTATCATTTGAGATACATCATCCTCAACTAATCCTTTATCAAAAGCTGTTTCATCAAGTAGTTTATAATAATACACTAAATCTTTTAATAATCTTTCTTCATTAAAAGCACGTAGAAATTCTGTAGGGGATAACTTAGATAATTTTTCTCTTAAAATAGTTACATCCTCATTATATTCATAACCTAAATTAAGTACTATATCTAAGAAATTTTCTTTCCACTCTTTATCTCTTTTAGCACGTGTATTAGTAGTTAAGAATTTACGATAATATACTAATTGATCTCCTGTTAATTTTCCTAGCTTATGTTCATCCAAATATTTTAATTTTTGCTGTAAGTTTAAGTATTGTTGTGATCCCATTTGAGCATATGTATATTTCATTTTTCTACCAGCATATGTAATTTGTGTAGTTTCGAGTTCTCTTAATTGTTTTTTAATCCTATTAATTGCAGTTCTTCTTTGATTTTGTAAGTTTCGATACTCCCACTTAGAGAATACCTCTTTAGCAGGAGTAACGATAACTTGTTCTTGTCCTGGTTCTAGGAATTTTTTTAATTGTTTTAATTTTCTCTTTAGTTCAGTTCTATTATAAGAGTATAGAGGATTCGTGGGATCATTAGTTTTTAAATCCTTCGTTTTAATAGTTTTAGGAATTTTAATGTTTTCAGTAGCATTTAATGACTTAACTTTTTTATTAAAAGCATAAACTGTTTGATAAATTTCACGATTTAATTTTTTATCATATCTTATTGCCACTTCAATGCCTTCTTTCTATTTCCTAAATTATATAATAGTTTTTACTTGAAATAAAGGAGTTTCTTTTAATACTTTTTCACCATACTCTACCCTAAATCCTCTTTTTTCAATACTTGTATATAGTAAAAATGTAAGTAATTCTTGACTGTCTATCATAGTCTTATATTTAATATTAATTTTATTAGAATTTTCTTCAATAAAACTACCTAGTCTAAATATAAACTTTTTTCTATACACAGGTGAAGAGAAATAGAATCTATAATTATTTACATCAGCAAAATAAGTAGATTCATCAATATTGTTATAGATTCCATTTATAGTTTGCATATTATACCTCCTTTATATTTTATTCAGCGATTTTTAAGAATAATCTATTTTTTCCTTCTTTACTAGATCCTTTAGCAATTTCAACTTTTAATCCATCTTCATGAAGATACTCAATACCATAAATAGATAGTATCTTAGCAACAGTATTATACATACCATAAGCACCAGAAGCATAAGTTTTTCCATCTTCATCAAATAGAATAGTACGATATTTATAAGTTATTTCTCCAGTTTTTTCATTAACTTTAGGTATTTTTTCTAAATATACATCTTTAAGTACTAAAGTTTGTCCAACACAATCCATAGCAAGTACATCAGCATTTTCAGTAGCATTAAATAATTTTGCTTTATTTTCTTTTACACTACTATCTAAAGTAGCATACATTTGTCTTTCTGTAGTTTCGTTATTAAATATAATTAATTGATTCATAAAAATTTTCCTCTTTCTTTCTAATTATTTTGTTAATTTTTGTAATTTAATTACAATTTTTGCATAAATATTGCAAATTTTGCA